CATACTTAATCACAGAGATGTTACTGCAGACAAAGAAGCTAGATATTTTGTAAATGATGACTTTGCATTAGAGCCATTTCAAGAAAGATTTGACAATTATGTGACAGGATGGGTGTTTGATGTAGCAGTAGAGGTAGAAAGTGAGTTAGATAGCTGTGATATACCTATAGATACTAGTGTTACATGTGTAAAATAAAACTAGGCAGATTTGTAATAGAGATAGGATTTTTTAAAATAACTATAAGATATAATGATAAAAAATAATATAGAAAATATACTAACAAAATTAGAGGCAATAAAAGTGCAATTTGAGTCATATAATGACTATCCTGAATCTGCTAGTAATAATGCAAAAAAAGTGCTAAGATGGAGAGATGAGCATGGTAGAGATGAGGTAAAAGGAATGACTGCCATAGGGTGGCGAAGAGCATCCACTTTAGCTAGGAAAGGCAATATAACGAGAGAAACTATTGCCAGGATGGCATCATTTAAAAGACATGAGAAAAATGCAGAGATAGACCCTAAATACAAAGCAACTCCATGGAAAGACAAAGGCTATGTTTCATGGCTAGGATGGGGTGGCACATCAGGTATTAACTGGGCAATAAGAAAATTAAAACAAATAGATAATAAAAAAAAGTAAATAATGGCTACATTAACACAGACAATTACAGAGTCAGTCACAATAAATGGTGTGACTAGAGGCTCTACAAACACATTAACAATAGACAGCATAGAGCATACTTTTGAGAGAGTAGTGACTATACCTGCTAACTCTGACACTACAGTATTAGTTACTAAGGACACAGTAGCTAGTAGTGATGGAGCATTAGATATACAAAATACTAAGTATATTAGAATAACTAACCTAGACTCTACTAATAATGTAAACTTATCACTGCAAATAGATGCAGGTAGTGATGACAGTGCTGCAGATGAAAGTGCTACAATATCACTGCCAGCAGGACATAGTTTTGTTATGGGGACTCCTCATAGCTCTGTAGCTGTGTCAGATGCTAATGCTACTATAAACACATCTATGCATGACTTAGAGAGTATCATAGTAGATAGTGCAGATCAGGCTGTAAAAGTTGAGGTTTTTGTAGCTAGTATATAGATGAGTGCTAGAGGCTGGATACAGAGAAAGACTTATAAGAATCTAGAGGACTATCTTAACTCTTATGGCAAATTTATAGTTAGACAGGCTAGAAAGACTATTGCTAAAAAAACTAAAGGGAGTAGTGGGGACTTAAAAAACAGTCTTAAATATAAGTTAAATTTTAAAAAGCAAGATTTTAGTGTAGAATTTAACAGCAATAAGTATGGAGAGTTTGTAGAAAAAGGAGTAGAGGGAGTAGGAGGATTAGTATCTAAGGGAGGTAGTGAAACTCCTACTACAGTAGCAGGGTATAGGACATATATTACTATAGATGGCAAAAGGAGGAGGAGTCCTTATAAGTTTAAAACAAAAAAGCCACCTGTCAATAGTATAATACCTTGGATAACTAAAAAAGGCATATCTGTAAAACCAGGACAAACTATAAAAGACTTAGCATTTGCTATATCTTATGGTATATTTAGAAGAGGAACACCTGGCATAAGTTTTTACACACAGCCTATAAGTGCTACAAAAAGACTATTTAATAAAAAGTTAAAAGAAAATTTTGCAAGAGACATAGAGGTAGGACTTATGACTCATGCATTTGGTTCAAAAATATAAAATATGGCATTAACAATACACCAGCAGCCACTTTACGATTTGCTGCCAGCAGGAGAAAAAATTATATATACTGCTAAAGACTTAAATGCAGTTACTAATTTTGTAAAAATGAAATACATAGCTAGAGTCTATGTAGCACATAATGAGTCTGACTTAGGGTCTACATCTAACTTAGGAGCTAATAGTTTAGTAGCAACGCTTAAAACGAATCCTAATAGCTCAGGTGTAGGTATTTTTGACTTATCTCCTATATTAGATAATTATGTTAGTCCTGATTTTGAGGGAGGAGCACCATCATCTACAGGCTCTGCTAGTAATTTGCAGTCTACATATAAAGGCACATCATACGACACAAAGTCACATATAATACATATTATAGATAATTTTACAGCTAATCAAAATGCAGTTAAATTTGTTAGAGTCATAATAAATACAGAGTATGCTACAAACTTAACAGAGCCTGTGATAGAGACTACTAACCATAAGACAGCAGAGGTGTTATGCATATTTAATGGATACCTAGACCATGATGACATACTTAATGAGGTCAGTGGTAATTTTGGCTATAATTTAAATTTTCATAATTATATAATGAATAACACAGATGGTAGATTTTTAACTGATGCACCTGTAAAGCAGTATATAAGACTAGAGGACTTTGCTACTATGGGCTTTTTTAATAATCTACAAGCTGGTGGCTTTCCTAGTGATTTTAACACTGGTGCAGACTCTACAAATAGTATAGGGAAAATGAGGATACAATATTATTTTAATGGCTCTACACAGGGTGCTGCTATAGACACTGCATTATCAGGCAATGGAGGATTAGGAGGAGTAGCAGGAATAGCACAGCAGGGAGATAGTAATTTAAAATTACAGTATTATGGAGTAGGCACAGCAAATCAAAAAAATGCAGGACATACTATACCTACAAACTGGGACTATTACACAGTGCAGGCATTAGATGGAGATGATAATGTAGTAAGTAAGTCTTATGAGTTTTATAAGCAGGAGGATAGCTGCCAGGGTTTTGAAACTATAAGGCTGTGCTGGATTAACAAATATGGTGTATGGGATTACTATAATTTTACACAAAAAAGCATTAGAACTTTCTCTAAAGATATGGTCAGCTTTCAATCACAGGAGGGCACATGGAATGGAGATAAATACAAAATAGATGGATACAAAGGAGGCAAAAAGATATTTAAGAGTCAAGCTACAGAGATGATTACTATTAACACTGATTTTATTACAGATGATGAGGCTATATGGCTAGAGGGTTTGTTTTTGTCTAATAATGTATTTATGTTAAAACAGAACAGTGTAGATTTTGGAAACCAGGGCACACTAAGGAAACACATAGAGCCTGTAATTATGGCATCAGAGGAGTTAGAGAGACAGACTACAGCTAACAATGGTAAAAAGCAATATACACTGACATTAAATAAAAGTAAAAACAGGAGGACACAAAGGACATAAAAAATGAGCATACAGCTAACACTATATCCACAGCAAAATGAGGGAGTTTATACTTTTGACCAGTATATATCTTACACTAATTTACTAGCAGACCCTGGATTTACATCATCTAATAATTTTTCTAGTCTAGTGCAAACTGTGCAAACTACAAATCCTAGAGTAGAGGCACTTAATGATTTTAATCCTACATCTAACTGGGCTAGTTTTAAAACAGATGGCACTACATTAGCAAATGTAACAGCTCCTAGTATAACTAATGGTTTACTGTCATTAAATACTGCAGGAGATGGTATATCAGGATGTTATCAATTAGCACAAAACTTAATACCAGGAGCTAGTTATGTAATTTATGTTTATATTATACAGCAAGCTGCAGGCACATTTACTATAGGCATACCATCAGAGCCTTTTACTTTTACACTTAATAATGGTGTTACAGTTAATCAGACAGATATTTTTACTAATACAAATGCATCATTTGGACTAGGATTTGTGCAGTATAGTGTCCAATTTACAGCAACTGCTACAGAGCACACTATTATGTTTAGTGTGCAGGGAGATGGCTCTACTACACAGTCTACAAAAATTGCACACACTCAATTAATACAGGCTACTCCTATTATTACTAATGTAGATGATGGACAGGTTAATGTAGACCTATATGATCATAGTCCTATACCTATGACACTTAGTATAGATGATTTTAAAAAAATAGCAGAGAAACCTCAGTCATTTTCTAAGGCATTTAATTTGCCAGCTACTAAACATAATAATAAGATTTTTACTAATATTTTTGATGTTACTACAAGTGCACATCAGAACGCACATACATTTAATCCATACCTAACTACTAGAGCAGCACTTAAAGAAGATGGGAATATAATATTTGAAGGACATTTAAGACTTATAGATATTAAGAAAAAAAATGATGAGATTACATATAATGTAAATCTATTCTCTACAGCAGTGTCTTTAAAAACTGCATTAGGGAATAAAACATTTAATGATTTTGATGGGGGTGCTACAGGAGGAGGGCCTGGTCTATCAGAGCTAGAGCATAACTGGACAAAGGTAGAGATAAAAAATAGCTGGATTGGTCAGCTACCTCTTAGCACTACTGTGCCTGCAAATTACACAGGTTTTTTAACTACTAGACTAGCAGATGCAGTAGCAGGAGACACAGAGACTAATGTATTAAAATACCCTTTTGTGCAGTGGAATGGAGATATCAGTCAGGAGCAGGGAGGATCACAGCATGGTTTTCCTGAGCTTAATCACATGTGTAATGCATTTAGACCATGGATAAAAGTTAAGTATCTAGTAGATAGGATAATACATGAGGCAGGATTTACATACCAGTCTGACTTTATGGAGGGCACAGGAAACTATGCAAATCCACAGGGACTGCCTGCTAATGTAGCTAAGAATCCTGATTTTTTAAGACTATACATGGATTTTAACTGGGGTTCTAAAGTGACTCCTGGCAATTTTGGTAGCACTATAGAGGCAAGCTATGTGCCTAATGATGCTGCTGCAGTAAATAGAGCAAATCCTGCTAACACATGGGTTAATTTAGAATTTACTGCAGGCACACAGGGTCTAGAAGAGTTTGGATGGAATAATACAGACAGTGAGTTTGTAGTGCCTAGTGATAATCTAAGATATACTATAGAGTATGAGGTAAAAGTCACAAATAATAATAATGGTAGTGTAGCAGATAGATGGCATATAGCCTTACTTAGGTATGATGCTAGTAATAACTTTATACAGTATGAGTCTTTTGACTATGGTATAACTCCAGGCTCTGTGTCTACAGTGACTACTACCTCTAACAGTGCTACATTTGCAGCTAATGCAGGAGAAAAAATAAGGCTAGCATTTAATAAACAGCAGCCTAATGGTTCACAGGGAGGAGCACCTAATGATGTAAGGCAGGGAGATCATAATAATCCTACAGATGTAGGGACTATTATGAATGTAACAGTAGTGCCAGGGACTATGACTAGTGATATTTTACTATACAAGAGAGGCACTATTAAGCAGTGGGAGTTTTTAAAAGATTTATTTACTATGTTTAATTTAATTGTCTTACAAGATAAGGCAGACCCTACAAAATTAAAGATAGACCCTTATGATGACATCTTTATAGATAACACAAATACTACAGGTATAACACAGAGGACACATGATTTTACTGAGAAAGTAGATGTTAGTGAGATGGAGTTTACACCACTAAAATTAAAAAAGAATGTATTTTGGGAATTTAAAGAGGATAACAAAGACTATGCTACTACAGTATATACAGATGCTACAGGAGACAAATTTGGCAATATGGAGGTCACTACAAATGCATCTATACCATCAGGAGAGCAAAAAATAAAATTAAAAGTGTTTAGTCCTACATTATGCAAGCCACTATTTAATGGATTTACAAATAAATTATATGTGCCTGTAATTATTAATCAGAAATCAGATGGCAGCATACAGGGATTTGACAATAAACCTAGAATTTTGTATGATATTAGTGGAGACCATTCTAATTTTAACAATTTAACAGCACTGCCTAACCCAAAAACATACAGGATGCCTAGTTTTAATGGTGTCACAGGAGAGCAGAGAGATAATTTCTGTCAATTTGGACACGTTACAGCCTATCCTACCTCAGCACAGCAGAGAGACTTTAATTTTGGCTCTGTGCAAATGATAGAGTATGGAGGCACACCTAGAAATTTGTATCAGGAATACTGGAATCCATATTATGATGAGCTATACCACAGTGACACTATGACTGTAAAAATTAGATGTGTATTGACACCACAGGAGATGAGTATAATAAATTTTTATGACAAAATTTTTATAAAAAACAGAGAGTATAGATTAAATAAAATAGACTACAAAGCAGGAGAGCTGTCTACTATAGAATTAATTAGAATACCATAATATGCGATTTAAAATAGGACATAAATTAAAGCCACATGAGGTCAAAAAAAATGGAGTTGTGCTGTTTACTGATGGCACTAGAGATGATCTGTTAGCTAATCAGTTTACATGTGAGGCTTATGGTTATCATTTTATAGATGGTGTGTGTTGTGCTTTTACTCCATCTCCTGAATTAATGGAGAATAAGAATGTAAATACATACATAGATAATGGGCATAATAATGAGCCTAATGTAGCACATAGCACTATAGTTAATGGTAGTCATCATACAGTGCAGCAAAGCTATGGATGTCTAGTAACAGGAGAGAGTCATACTATAGCACCTTTGACTCCTAATGATGATGCAGATGCAGAAGAGTTTTATGTAAATAACTCTGCAATTATAGGAGGTAGCTATGGTCATGTGTCACAGTCAGGACAGGTAGTAATAGCAGGAGGCAAAGGAGATGGTGCTGGACTAAAAAATGGCATGAATCAAATGTCTATATATTCATTAGCAGCAGCTCAGACTACATCAGGAGATATTAATATGGTCATACAAGGAGACACAGATAGAGCAGCAGAAATATATTTACCTCCCTCTAGTATTAATATTTTTGAAATACATTTATCAGGACTATGCATAGGAGGTAGCAGTGGCACAGTAGGACATCATAAAACATTAGTGCAAACTGGCACATGTATAGTTAGTAGTAATAGTGAAATTAGCAATACTTTTGATGCAGGCACTACTACTACTACATCTAGCTCAGGCACTACAGGCACAGTAAGTATAGACACATCTACATATAGTCTGTTAAGAATAAAAATAGCAGGGACTGCAAATGTTAGTGTAAACTGGTATGCAGTAGTAAAAATTTATACTAATAAAACTAGAGTAAACATTTAAGATATGGCAAAAGGAACGACAGCAAAGGTTACAATGGTGGTGGACACTAAAAGACCTGCAAGAAATATAGGAGAGCTTACAAAGCTAATCCAGGACATGCGTAAAGAAATAGAGGGAAAGGATATAGGCTCTGAGGAATTTAATGAGCTGTCTAGGAGTATAGCAGAGGCTAGTGGTCAGTTAAAAGACCTAGAGAGAAATATGGAGGGTCTAGATGCACAGCAAAAGGCAGAGGCATTTGTAAAAATGGGAGAGGGAATTGCTGGAGGATTTGCAATAGGTCAGGGTGCTATGGCACTATTCGGCACAGAGAGTGAGGCACTGCAAGAGTTACAAACTAGAGTCCAGGGAGCTATAGCAATAGCTATGGGAGTAAGAATGTTAGCAGAGGCAGCACTACAGGCAGCTACAGCAAAAAGAGTTATACAGGAAAAATTATCAATACTTATTAGTGGAAAGGGTAGGCTAGCAGCTCTAGCATCTAGTGCAGCTAACTTTGTTATGACAGGCTCATTAGGAGCACTGACAGTAGCTAAGGGTGGAGCTACAGCAGCAGCAATAGCATTAAGAGTAGCCATGTTAGCTATACCTATAGTAGCTATAGTTATGGGAGTTATGTCATTAGTGTCTGTCTTAGGAGACTGGTTTGGCTCTACAGATGAGGGCACAGAGTCTCAGCAAGATTTTAGTGCTGCTGCAGACAAAGCATCAGAAAGTGTAAAAAAACAAACTGAGGCATTAAGATCAAATGCAGATTTTCATAGACAATTAGCTAATGCAGAGACAGAGTCAGAGAAAGAGTTAATAAGACTTAATAAAGCATTAGAAACTAATAAGGCTGCTACAGACTCAGTTACTGATGGTGCTGCTAAATATGCAAAGTCATTAGCTGAATTAGGTTTAAATGAAAGACAAATACAACTTTTACTTGATCAAGCAGGATTTACAAAAAGAATAGAGGAGTTAGTAGATGCAGAAGAGGCTACAAAAGACTTAATAGAGGCACAGCAGGATTTAATAGAGCAGGAAAAACAAGCAGAAAGAGACAGAGAGAAAGCAGCACAGGCATACAAAGAAAGAGTTAAAAAAGAAAAACAACAATTAGAAAGCATAAGCAAATTACAGGAAGAGCTTACACTATTAGAGGAGCATGATGATGACGAGAGAAATAAGAAAAAAATAGAGTTTGCTAGGCAGGATGCATTAAGAAAGGCAGAAGAGATTACTAATGAAGAAATTAAGAGAAAGACTATAAATGCTATAAATGAGAAATATGATCAGATAGAGGCTAACAGAGTAAAAAAGATAGCAGATGATAAAAAGGCAAAAGATAAAAAAGAGGAGGAAGATGCAGAAGAAAGGAGAAAGGAAATTGCAGACAAAACACATGAAGAGACAGATGCAGCTATAGAAGAAATAAATAGACTTAAAAGAACAGATAGAGAAAATGAGTTAAGAGATGTAGGCTTACATTTTAAGAAACTATTAGAGGATGAAAAGCTAACAGATGATGAGAGAAAGATGTTAAGGGAGGAGCTTACTAGGCAGCTAAAAGAGATAGATGATAGATATGCAGAAGAAAAAAGAGCGCAGGACTTAGAGTTATTGCAGAGTCAGGTAGATGCTGTTATGGATACACTTAGTCAGACATTAGGAGCATTTTCTGCTAACATGGATGCAGAGATAGCAGAGATAGATAAAAGAAAGAGGAATGAGTTAAAATTAGAGGGACTGACAGAGGCACAAAAAGAAAAGATAGAAAAGGATGCAGAAAAGAAGAAAAAAGAAGTTGCAAAAAGACAGAAGAAAATAGCAGTAGCACAGGCTATTATAGACACATATAAAAACGCTACAGCAGCATTTGGCTCTATGGCTAACATACCTATAGTAGGGCCTGTATTAGGAGGTATAGCAGCTACTGCAGCAATAGCAGCAGGTCTAGCTAATGTTAAGCAAATCATGGCACAGGATGTAGGAGGAGGTGCAGGAGGAGGAGGAGGCTCTACACCCCCTGCTAGACCACAGCCAGCAAAGCCATCAACTACAGGGTCATTTAGTTTAGGAGGAGCAGACCCTAATAAAAAGCCTGTTAAGGCATTTGTAGTAACAGATGAGATGACAGACAGTCAGCAACAATTAGAGGGTATTAGACAGGAGTCTACATTATAAATTATAAAACATTAATTATGGATTTTAAGAAAAAAAAGAAAAAAAAGAAAAAAAAGTATTATAAAATAACAGAGCTAGTTATCAGTGATGAAAATAAAGAGCTAGCTATTGATGCTATATCTTTAGTAACAGACCCTGCTATAGAGGTAGACTTTGTATATTTTAACAAAGCTAAAAATAATTTAACATTAGCTAAAATAGATGATGAGCAGCAGATGTTAGTCAGTCCAGCCCTTATCCCTAATAAGTCTATTTATAGATATGATGCAGCAAAAGACCAGGATTTTTATGTGTTTTTTAGCAAAGAGACAGTAAAGCAGGCTGCAGAAAATTATTTAAAACATAATAATCATCACAAAGCTACATACCAACATCAGGAAAGAGTATCAGGAGTATTAACTGTAGAGAGCTGGATAAAAGAGGATGAGAAATATGATAAGTCTATGGCTTATGGATTTGACTTGCCTGTAGGCACATGGTTTGTTAAAATGAAAATAACAAACAAAGACATGTGGAATAAAATAAAAGAGGGAGAAATTAGAGGATTAAGCATAGAGGGGTATTTTGTAGATAAGATGATGGCTATGTCTGAGGAGAGGCAATTATCAGAGGAGGAGTTACTAAATGGACTAGCAGAAATATTGAATATCAAATAACACAAAAATTATTCTATTATATATTACACACACAGAGTATTAATACAAATAAAATTAAATAATGGACATTAAAAAACAAATTTTAAATGCTCTAGGCTTATCTACAGAGATTAAGCTAGAGTATCAAAACAAATTAGAGGATGGCACTATTATAGTTAGCTCTGCAGATGACTTAGCAGCAGGTGTAGACATTCAAATCTTAGTTGAGGATGGCAGCACTATGCCACTTCCAGTAGGAGAGTATAAGGTAGAGGATGGCACTGAGTTTACTGTTACTACTGAGGGCACTGTAGCAACTGTAGGAGCAGAAGAGGAAGAGACAGAAGAGGTAGAGGCATCAGAAGAGGTAGATGCTGAGAAAAAAGATAAAAAAATGTATGAAGAGACTGAGGCAAAAGATGTTATTACAGATGAGGTAGTGCAGGCTACTGATGAGATAGCAACTGCAATAGATGAGGCTACAGGAGATGAGGTTACTGCAGAGGTAGCTGAGGCTGCTGCAGAGATAGCTGTAGCTATTGTAGAAGAAAAAATAGAAGAGGTAGCTATGAATAAGCAACTTAAAGAGCTTACAGTAGTATTAAAAGAAGAGCTATCTACATTAAAGACAAGATTAGAAGAGTTAGAAGAGACAGCAGCAGATGCTCCTGTTAGTTTATCTAAATTTTCTATAAATAAAGTAGAGGAGGTATCTAAGGCAGACTTAGCTAAAATGTCTAGCAAAGATAGATTTTACTACAATTTAAATTTAGCAAAAAATAGAAAATAATTATTAATTAAAAAAACAAAAAAAAATGGGTTTTAACACATCACCAATTACTTCTAATTATGCAGGAGACCACGCTGGTCAGTATATAGGGAGTGCTTTAAAGGCAGCTAAGTCTTTGGAGTTTTTAACAGTATTAGAAAATATTAAATACAAGAGAAATATAACTAAGGCTAGCTCAACAGGTATGATTACTGATGCATCATGTGATTTTACAGATGCAGGAACGCTTACGTTGGAGGAAAGAGTTTTACTTCCTGAGTTATTACAGATTAACGTAGATTTATGTAAAAATGACTTACTAAGTGATTTCCAATCTGCTCAAATGACTGCAGGAGCTCATAACTCTGACATGTCTGCTGACTTTGCTGCATTTGTTATGTCTCACTTATCAGACACTATTGCTGACCATGTAGAGACTAAGATATGGAATGGAGCTAACACAGGATCAGGAGAATTTACAGGATTTATGCATGCAGGTAATGGTCACTTTGAAAATGACAGTGCTATTATAGAGGCTAATAATCAAGGTGGAGCAGGAACTGCTTTTGATGCTACAAATATAGATGAGAACTTAGGTATTATTACAGCAGCTATACCAGCAGCAGTATACTCTAAAGAAGACTTATACATCTACATGTCTACAGCATCTTACAGATTATACATCCAAAATATGGCAGATAAAGGATTTGCTAACTTATACTCTATGACTGACACTTTTGTGCCTATGTATAATGGAGTAAAAATTGCAGTATGTCCAGGAATGGTAGATGACAAAATGTGTGCAGCACAAAAGAGTAATTTATTCTTTGGGACAGATTTAATCTCGGATCAGGTTGAGCTGAAAATGCTAGATATGAGTGTTTTAGATGGGTCAGCTAATATTCGTGTAGTAGCTAAGTTTTCAGGAGGAACGCAGCACGCACAGGGAGGAGAAATCGTAAGATTAGACTAATAAAATAAATAAAACGGAGAGGGAGGGTGTAAAAGCCCTCCAGCTCTATAACTAATTAAAAACCAATAACTTATGGCATGCGAATTAACAAAGTCTAGAGGATTAGACTGTAAGGACATCATGGCTGGAGTAAGAAATATATACTTTGCACAGCATGGAGACCTAACTGTTACGACAGCTAGTGGAGCTGTTACACAAATAGCAGGAGCAGGAGGTTATAGCACAGGTTACTTTAAATATCAAATCCCTAAGGGACAGGCATCTATGACAGAGACTATAAATGCATCTGTAGAAAATGGGACTGTATTTTATGATGGTGCTATTAATCTTAAATTACACAAATTATCATTAGATGACAGAAACGAAATAAAACTATTAGCACAAAATAGACTAATAATTTTTGTAGAGTTATATGCTACTGTAAATGATAAAAATGAAATATGGGCATTTGGGATAGAAAATGGCTGTGAGCTAACAGCAGGGACTTCTCAATCAGGTGCTGCATTTGGAGATATGAATGGATACGACCTTACATTTTCTAGCAGCGAGTCAGCTCCATGTTTTAGATTATCACAATACTCTAGTATTCCATTTGATAACTTTACATTAACTACTATTGTTTAATAGTATAATGTTAAGACACAAATGTTAATATATTTGAGAAGAGGTGGCAATAGCTGCCTCTTTTTTTTATAAATTTACAAAAAAACTATTATTATGTATAAACTTAAAAAAGAATACAAAGGACACACAGTAAACACAGCAGGATACGCTATTTTACTAGACACAGTAAGACCTCATCAGGTAGAGATATTAGAGTTACAAGACTATTTTGAGAAAGACACTACTAAGTCTAAGCCTAAAAAAGATAAGGCAGTAGGAGGAAAGCTATAATAAAATAAATAGCTTAATTTTCTATTATATAGTATGATACATGTAGTTTATGGACAGCAATTAGATATTAGGCTCAGTTTACGTGAGAACAAAATAAGTAGTTTACCTCAAAGTAAAATAGAGTATTTGTTTAAATTTACTAATGATCTAACTAAGTCTGTAAAATATGTTTATGGAGACTATGTGGCTACAGATACTACTACAAATGATAGATATGTCCATACAGTTATACATCATAATACTACAGACAGTCTTTTTGGTAGTGCTTTAAATTTTAAGCCTTATGGATACTGGACTTATGAGGTTTTTGAGGTAGCATGGATAGGCACAGCAGCATTAAATGACACTAATGCTCCTAACAGTGAGACAGAGGTATTAACTGTTAATAATAATAATGGAGTAGTGCAGGGCAAAGTCCATGAGGGCAAACTATATGTATCAGAGACAGTAGGACAGGAGCAGATTAAATACACTACACACACAGAAAGTAGTGGCACAAATTATTTATATACAGATTAAAAAAACAAAAAAATGGGAGACACATTACAAGAGTTATTATCAGAGCAATTAGGAAAGGGTGGAGTAGAAATAGTAGTTTCAGGCACAGGTGCTGTAACAGGCAAAGACTGCTATGCTGTTCACTTTCCTATAGAGACTGTAGTTACTAACTTAGACACTGGCACAAATGTTACAGGAACTGACACAAATTTACATCAGACTTATGTAGCAGGCACTACTCTATACTTATCATTTACAGCAATAACTATAAGCTCAGGATTAGCACTAATATATAAAAATGATACACTATAATGTTATCTTTAAAACTAGGACAAAAAATAGGCTCAGGGAGAAATTTAGTTACTTTTAGTAATAAATTTGCTTTGCGTTTTGATGGTGTTGATGATTATGCAGATATAAGTGCAGCAGCATCAGAGGTAGATACTGCACAGGGGTGTTTTTCTACATGGGTAAAATTAGACACTACAAGCATTAACGCACCTGTATTTAAATGCTATGTAAATGCTAATAATCAAATTACTATAATATACTTACATGCTAGTAATCAAATAAAATTTATGTATAAAGCAGCAGGCACTAACACACAGGTGCAGGGTGCTACTAGTATAGAGGCAGATGGAAATTATCATCATCTAGCATTATCATGGAAAGTTGCATCTAACCAACTAAAAGCATATATAGATGGTGTGCAGTTTGGATCAACAGCTATTGGTTTTGGCACTTTTGCAGGCACACCATCTGTTTTTCATATAGGACATAATGCTTTATCAGGCAGTGATTTTTGGAAAGGCAGTATAGATGAGTTTGCTGTATTTGACCAAGTTAAAGGAGATGCAGATATAGCAGCTATATATAACAGTGGCACTCCTACTGACTTATCAGAAGAGAGTGGACTAGTAGCTTACTATAGAATGGAGGATGGCACAGGAACTAGTATAGCAGACCAGTCAGGAAACGAAAACACAGGGACATTAGTAAATGGAACAGCATTTAACACAGAAGTGCCATAAAAAAAATAACTATGAGATATGTAATTTATAACATGACAGATGCTAATTTAATAGATTTTAGCTTAGTTAAGGAAACTAGTTTAGAAACATTAAGACTATCTCTAGACTCTACTAAATGCGTATTAGAATTTGAGGGAGACACGCCTGCATTTTTAGAGGGTATACAGCAATATAGTTATAGTGAGATATTAGAAATAATGAGCACATCACAATGGTATAAAGATGAATAAAATGGATGACAATATAATAGCAATAGACTTAAAAACACAGACAGCTCCTAAAGTTACTGAGGTAGCATCTAAGGAATGGATAGAGTATGGCACTGATGATGGCAAATATCCTAACCTCTACCCTATGTTTTTGATAGATTTATACTACTCTAGCTCTACACATAGTGCCATTATTAATGCTACTAGAGACATGATAGCAGGAGAGGGCATAGAAATAGAAGAGGGAGACAGTGTAGACACTTATGTTAAGCTGCAGGACTTTGTTAATAATGTAAATGGCAAAGAGACTATGCATGACTTAATAAAAAAGATAGCATTTGACTACAAACTACAGGGAGCATTTGCTTTACAAGTTATATGGAACAAAGCTAGGACTGGCATAAAAGAATTACATCACATAGGAGTAGAAAAAATAAGAGCAGGCAAGCCTAATGAGAGAGGAGTTATAGATACATACTATATATGTGCAGACTGGTCAGACATTAGAAAGCATAAGCCTGTAGCTATGCCTGCATTTGATATGAATAACAGGACAAACCCTGTGCAGATTATGTATGAGGGAGACTACAGTCCTAATATGGAGGTGTATTACAGTCCTGATTATAGTCCTGCTAGTAACTGGTGTTTAATTGATAGTAAAATAGCCTCATGGCATCTATCTAATGTGTCTAATGGAATGATGGGGGGGAACATGTTTGTAAATTTTTCAAATGGAGTGCCATCACAGCAGGAACGAGTTAAGATAGAGCAGCAGTTACAAAGAAAATTTGCTGGCGAGGACAATTCGGGCAAACTAATTATTACATTCTCAGATGGTCAGGACAAAACACCTGTTATAAATCCGATTACTATGTCTAATAGTGATAAAACTTTTTTAGCACTGCAGGAACTTATACAGCAAAATGTCCTCACAGGGCATAGAGTTACATCTCCTATGCTTTTTGGGATTAAGAATAACACAGGATTAGGCAGTAATGTAGATGAGCTAAATACAGCCTTTGAGGTGTATTTAAACAGTGTCATAAAACCATACCAGGAAAAAATACTAAGATGTATTAAAAAGATTTTAGACATAAATAGAATAAGTCTAACTATAGATATTATACAAAGTAAGCCTATCACATCTAAGTTTACTGTAGAGGACATGAAATCAGTTATGACACAGGATGAGATTAGGGAGGAGCTGGGTTTACCTAGTCTAAAAAGCACAGAAACTGTAGAGGAGGATGATTTTAGTAAGCTAGGAGTAGATGATAATGTAAATAACATAGGTGGCTACCCTGTATATAGAACAAAAGAAGAGGCAGAAAAAAAAGCAATAGAGATAGGGTGTAAAGGTTCGCATAAGCATGTAGATGACAATGGCTATGAGTGGCACATGCCATGTGTAGACCATGACCAGATTACTAATCTGTCATTAGACTGTGGCTGTAAACATGAATTTATAAGTCCTAATCCATGCACTAAAGGATATGAGCCTTATGGTCATAAGATAAAAGATGGTAAAAAAGTGCCTAACTGTGTGCCTATAAAATTAAGCAACGTAGAGAAATTTATATATGCTTATGGAGAGGATGCTCCTGATGGAGACTGGCAAATGTTATCTGATGAGATAGTAACAGATGAGCACTCAGATTTTAACTTTGAGGCAGAGCTAAATAATTTACATAGAGTAGAGTTTGTATCTACAGGCACAGCTACTCCTAATGCAGATAGTGAGGATGAGGGTATAGACAGAAACTTTAACTACTACAAAGTCAGATATAGATACTCTACAGCTATAGCATCAGAAAATACTAGAGATTTTTGTAAAAAAATGCTAGCTGCAAATAAGCTATATACAAAAGAAAATATACTAGCTATGGAGACACAGGTGTTAAACCCTGGATTTGGCCCTGGAGGTAGCGATACATATAGTCAGTGGTTACATAAGGGCGGCGTTAATTGCGGCCACTACTGGAGGCGAGAGATATACTTTTATAAATTAGGTATATCTACAGGCACAGACATAAAAGATGCGACTAAAATAATAACAACTACAGAGGCTAGAGCTAATGGTTTCTATCCTGAGACAAACCCTCAGGAGGTAAGCAGAGCTCCTAAAAACATGCCTAATAATGGTAGAAAAAATTAATTAATATGAGAACAAAAGAAAAATTTTACAAAAATTTAAAAGGCTATATCTCTAAAGAGGATAGAATACAAAGACTAGACCTTAGAGATGTTAAGACATTAGACAGATTTGTGTCACAATCAAAAAAAATTATACAAGAATATAATGATTTTCAAAAAGATGTTGCAGACCAAGAAAATGAGGTTGATATTAGATTTAACAAATTTAAAGAAAACGAAAAAAAAGAAAAAAAAATATTAGCAGACCAACAGAAACTAATTGCTAGACATAAAAAAGAGGCAGAGTCTATAAAAAAAGAAATAGCTCCTATAACAGAAAACAAACAAAAATGGAGCAAAGCTACATTTGAAGCTGACAAACTTTTAGATAAAATGAAAGGAGAGCTAGATACTAAAATAAAAGCAAAAAATAGATATGCAGATGATATGCAGAAACAAATTGATTTATTTGCACAGGGAGCTAAGGCATTAGGAGTAGATGTATCTGCAAAAGTTAGCACATATAAAAGTGCACTAAGTAATTTAAGAAAAAACTAACAATATAACTAATTAAAAATTAATGTCATACGTTTTATTTATATCAGAGAATAAGTTAAAAGACAGCACTGCTATGGGAGGCAATATAGATGCAGAGTTCTATCTTCCATATATTAAAATTGCACAAAAAAAATATCTAGAGACAAAGCTAGGCACAGATTTGTTTGAGGCACTACAGACAAAAATATCAGGAGGCACTCTGTCAGGTGTATATCAGACACTTGTAGATGACTATATACAGGATGCACTAGTGCACTGGTCTTTTTATGAGGCACTACCTTTTTTGCGTGTAAAGATAGCTAACAATGGTATAGGAGTAAAAACATCAGAGAATCTAGAGTCAATATCTATGGAAGATACAAATAGCCTTAGAGAGGAGATTAGAAATACAGCAGAGTTTTTTTTAGACAGGTTAATAGATTTTTTACGACATAATAGCTCTAGTCTGCCTGAATACCTGACCTCTAGTGGCTCTGATGTAGAGCCTGATAAAAATGCATTTTACTCAGGTATAAATGTAGAGGAGGTAGGTGTTAAAGGAGCTAAAATTACATTAGATGATTTTTTAACTAGTAATCTAAAATGAGAACTAATTACAAACCAAAGGCAAAAAATGAGACTGCCTTAAAAAAGTATATAAAAAATGCCACTGAGAAAGGTAACAACAGACATAGCAGAGACAGGAATGATAAATCTATCAGTCCTAGGAGTAACTACATTCGCTGATTTGGAGCTAGTCTTAAAGATAATATTATTAATATTATCAATAGGATACACATTTGCTAGATGGAGACAGCACTGTGTAAACTGCAAAGGATCGAACTGCTTAACCTGTAAAAAAAATGAAAAAATATAGAAATTTTACTAGCAAAGAATTTGACTGTCCATCACTAAAAGGCTCAGGAAAAAACATGCAGGAGGATTTTATGGATATGCTACAAGAGGCTAGAGAAATAGCTGGCTGTGTGTTTCGCATTACATCAGGATATAGGACACAGCAGTATCATGATGACCTAGGCAGAAGAGGTTATAAGACAGCTAAAAACTCAGCACACTTAGAGGGCAGGGCAGCAGACATAGCATGCACAGATAGTGTTACTAGATGGCTTATAGTCAATAGTTTATTATTAGCAGGTTTTAATAGAATAGGCATAGCATCTACTTTTATACATGTAGATAACTCAGACACAAAGAAATCCAATACGATTTGGACATATTAATTAATCATTAAAATATATATTATGGAATGGAAAGAAATTTTATTAGCATTATTAGCTATAGCAGAAATTATTGTTAGACTAACTCCTACAGAGAAAGATAACTCTATTTTAAACAAAATTATGTGGGTAGTAAACAAACTTATACCTAATAAGCTAAAAAAATAGTGAGAAACAATCGCTATAGATTAAAGCCTCATGAGATTAAGGCTTTAAAACAAATGAGGGCAGAAAATGGGAGGAGAGTGATGGTCATACCTGATCTTCATGCTCCTTTCATACAGCCTGGATTTTTTGAGCACTGCAAAGAGATGTATAAAAAATGGAATTGTAACGCAGTGCACCTGACAGGAGACTGCATTGACAATTCATTTTCCAGCTTTCATGAGATATGTCCTGATGGCAAAAGTGCAGGAGATGAGCTTAAATTAGCTATAGAGCAAATAAAGCCTTTCCATAAAGAGTGGCCAGTAGCTACTGTTACGATAGGCAATCATGATGCCATTATTAGTAGGAAACTAGTAGCATCAGGCTTATCTAGTGCCTGGCTAAAGGATTTTAATGATGTATTAGGCACACATGGCTGGATATGGGCAGACAGATTTGAGATAGATGGTGTATTATATTTACATGGCACAGGCAGCTCAGGTAGGAATGGAGCTATTAATAGAGCTATTAACTGGAATACAAATATTTGTCAGGGTCATATACATACAGAGACTAGTGTTATATATCATGCTAACAAAGACAGTCTTTTGTGGTCTATGCAGCTAGGCTCAGCATTTAATGTGTCCAGCTATGCAGCAAACTATGCTAAGAATTTTACTAAAAAGCCTATAATAGCTGTAGGAATTATATTAGAAAATGGGCGTTTGCCTATATTAGAGCCAATGCAGTTCTAAGTTTACGTATCTAGTAAACTATATCAACTAACATTTTTATGTGGATTTATTTGTGAGTTTAAAATATTTATATTAGTTTTGTGTCATTAACTAATAAATATATTAACATGTATAAACAAATGACAAAAGAAAGACACACAGAACTTAAAGAAGAGATAGAAACACTTAGACAGATAGACTGGTCTATCTCTGACATTATTAACAAACAAGAAGAGGAGAAAGACAAAGTTATCAAAGTTCCTTACAAAGTAGAGAGAGTAGTAGAGAAATACCATACACTAAAAGCTACAGACCTGCCACTTTACAAAAAATTTAAATTTCATCACATGAACATGTATTATTTGTATAGACTATCTGTAATAGATGGCAAACAAAGACTACATAAAATGATGATAGATGATGACAATAAAAAGGTGTCATTATATGAGGATGACTTACACACTATTTTTGAGGATGGCAATAAGCCTAGTGACAAAAAAGAATGGGATGAGGCTGTATGTAAACTATTAAATGTAGTAGGATAATGAGATATGATGACTACAAACTAAGTAATCCTGTAGATGACACTTATGGTATGGTCAGCACCTGCTGTGGATCAGAGTATGTAGATGAGGATGCAGATGGTATATACTGGTGTGATAGCTGTAAATTTAAGTGTAATATAATAGAGGATTATGAGTATGAATCTCAGCAAAGAGAAAGCTATCTAGAGATGATGGCAGATGCTAGAAGAGATGAGAGAAACTAAATATTAATTAATAAATAAATAAAAATGTCAATAATTTTAAAAGAAAGCAGTAACACAGAAAATAAGAGAGAACTAGTGTCTCCTGGCACACACATAGCTAGATGCTATCAAATGATTAATGTAGGCACATTAGAATATGAATTTAAAGGAGAAACAACGTATCTAAATAAAACTAGACTAACTTTTGAGCTACCTAATGAAATAAGAGATTTTGGAGGAGAGGATAAGCCTATGGTCATTAGTAAGTTATACACCACTAGTCTACATGAGAAATCCAATTTAAGGAAAGACCTAGAGGGATGGAGAGGCAAACAGTTTACATCTAAAGAGCTAAGAGGTTTTGACCTAGCAGACTTATTAGGCAAAGAGTGTTATGTGTCTGTAATACATAAAACAGGACAGAGTGGTAGTGACTATGCTGCTATAAATGCTATATCTGCTATGCCTAAAGGAGTAGAATGTCCTAATCAGTTTAATGCATCATTTATGTGGAATTATACTACACATTTTGACCAGGACTGGGTTGAGCAGCAGCCTGAATGGATACAGGTGCAAATTAAGAGCACTGATGAGTATAAGAGTAAATTAAATGAGTTAAAATATAAAGATAAAAAGTCAGATGATGACTTGCCATTTTAAAATATTATTATGAAAAAAATTAAAAGATATATAAATGATGAGCAAAATGTAGAGTTTTTATGTAAATTAGCTACTAAGATATGTGATTTGCCTGATGATATATTACAAAAAAAAGCAGATGAGCTTACAAAAAGTAAGGCAGAAAAATATAGTATGCCTAGAGCTGCTGTAGCTGTGATAGCTAGAAAGTCATTAGACATACATTATACAGTTATAGCAGATATACTTAATAAGGATAGGACTAGCATATATCATTATGAAAATAAACATGATAATGACTATATGTATTATCCTAAATATAAAAATATATTTGATAAGATACACAAAACATTTTTAGATATACAGTCAAATAAAAAAGAATTTGACAGTCCTAGACATTTAAGAGAAACACTTAAAAATTTAGGTATATCCAATGACTCTAATGGAAACGCTAAAATAAATGTTATAACAGATGACTACACAGTTACTATAAAAAGTAGTTTTAAAGATTTTTCTAGTAATTATGATCTATGTAATAATGTGTTAAGTAATTATAAGTGTAAAATACAAATAGAGACATGAAAAATTTGTTAAGTAGTAGTGCATATTTTATAGTTAATAAAAGACTAGCAAGGCTGGTAGGACTTAAAGAGGCTGTCCTACTAGCCGACCTAATAAGTAAAGAGCAGTATTTTATAAATAATAATATGTTAATAGATGGATGGTTTTTTAACACTGCAGACAATATAGAAAGAGACACTACACTTAGTAGACATAAGCAGTCTGTAGCTATTAAGACATTAGAAAAAAAAGGATTTATAAAAACATCTTTAAGAGGTGTGCCTGCTACACTACATTTTAAGATAATTGATGATAAGATTTTAAATTTTTTAAAAACTAGTATTAAAAAAACTAAAAAACTAGATGTTAAAAAAGTTAAAACAAATAAGAATAAAACAATTAAAATAAATAAAGATATATCTATAAGATATAAAGAATTTGAGGAGTCTGTTTACTCTTCTAATTATTCTACAGAGATGTGTAATGATTTTGTGCAATATTGGACAGAAAAAAATAAGTTAGGGAATAAGATGCTATTTGAGATGCAAAAGACTTTTGATATAAGCAGAAGGCTAGGCAGATGGGCTAAAAATGAAAAAAAATGGAGTAATAAATCTAAGTTAGATTTGCAAGTAGATGTTTATAATAATGTAAAATCAATGTTAAATAATATATGAATGATCAACAAATAAAATTATTTTCTAGTAAAAAAACAGATAACTGGGCAACTCCAAAAAAATTATATGATGATTTAAATAAAGAGTTTAGTTTTGATTTTGATCCGTGCCCTCTTAATTCTAATTTTAATGGATTAGAAGTAAAATGGGGAAAGAGAAATTTTGTCAATCCACCATACAGTAATGTTAAAGGTTTTTTAATTAAAGCTCATGAGGAGATTAAAAATGGAAATGCAGAGCTTTGTGTTTTTTTAACTTTTGCTAATACTGACACTAAATGGTTTCATGATTATTGTTATGGATATGGAGAGATTAGATTTATAAAAGGAAGATTAAAATTTGTTGATATAAATGGACAAACAAAAAATAGCGCTATGAGACCAAGCATTTTAGTAATTTTAAAAAAAGGATTAAATGATAATAAAAGATATTAAAGAGAAAGATTTAATTTTATTATGTAATGATTTATTATTTAGAACAGTTGTAGAATTAAATCAAAGTAAAGATGAAAAATGGTTTTTAACTATGAGTGTTAGTTTAGCTAATGATTTAAAATTAGATTTTGAGAAACTTACCTTTACAGATATACAATATGCGTTTAGACAAGGAGTGAGAAATACAGATGATTTTGTTTTATCTGTTAAAACGTTTTATAAGTGGATTAAAGCTCATAGGCAGCTCATATGGAGTGAGGCTAGCAAAGAACCAGAAAGACAGGATAAAAGATTAAGATATAGATCAGGCACAGGTATGAAACAAATTAGTAACATAAAAACATTAAAACTATGAAAATTTTAGGAATTATTATTGGATGCATTTTTGGACTGTTAATTTTATTTGTAATAGCTATAAGGATAGAGGAGTATATACTAGAAAAAATAAATGACAAAAAATTAAGAGAAAATATAGAGCATGAAAAATGGAAGAAAAAAGTTAAAAAATGGGCATTAGAATCTAAAGACAAAGATAATGGGAAAGTTTAAAGAAATATTTTTTAAAGCAAATAATCTTAATAGAGGAGATTTTGTATATAAAAATAAAAAGAAAATACAAGGCAGGAATGGCACTATGTATTATTTATTTTTTAATGATGGCATAAAGTCATACAGGACATGTATAGACACTACATACAGAAACTATCAAAATTGGCATAGATTTATACAAAATGCAAAGCCTGGAGATATAGCAAAAGGTCTAGTTATCAAAGGTAATAATATGATAGATGCAGACAGCACACCTAGATATGGTGGCAATTTATATAGTTATAAATAAAATTTGTTAATAAAATTATTATTAAGTATGTTTTTATAGCTATGTTTTATAGTAAACTTGTTATCCATGAAACCTATATATGTCAGTCATGAGCATGAGGTTATAGTGGACACTTACTTAAAGACAGTTTATTCTAGCATTAGAGAGATAGTAGAAGAGGATGCTAAGTATAATGATTTTATAGACATAGCAAACATAATAATAGATTATCATAATAATTTTAGCAGCAATAGACTAGGCAATTTTTATGACTTTCTTTTAATTATCCCTATTAATTTCTCTACTATGGTCAGTGGCTTTCTTTGTGGCTATGAGACAAAAGAAAACGCAGCTATAGTAAAAATACACAGGACTCTAATATATGAGTTTAGCCTTAGAGTAATCACAGAACTTAACGAAATACAGCCTGAAAATGACTGAGATATACAAAGTCATAGCAGATTTAAGGGATGTGTTTATGGGCATAGCTAGTCAATATACAAAGCAGAAACATGAAAGTGATGATGCGGTGCAAATGTTACTTTTATATTTTCTTAAAATGAATCCTGAAACACTTAAAAGCATATATCAAAGAGATGGCAAAAAAGGCATTATAAGATATGGAGCAGTAGCATTAAGGAGGTCATTTAATAGCCCTAGAAGTGAATATTATTATACATATAAAAAATATAATTTATACATAGATAGTCATGCTGTATATAAGCCTACAGTAGGAGAAAAATTTAAGATGTTAAAAGAAAATGAGACATCTACCTGGGAGCTATTTGAAAAAATAGATAATGAGTTAGATAGTATTTACTGGTATGATAGAGAGTTATATAAACTGTATTACACCCCTGAGGGAGAGACATTAGATGGACTAGCAAAAAAAACAGGTATTAGTAGAAATAGTTTGTTTACTACTATAGATAATGTGCGTAAACATTTAATAAAGGCATTAAATGAAGAGGAAAAAAACTAGAACACTAGCACAGCTTAAAAGAAGTCTAGACACTATATTTAGCAGATATGTCAGGCTTAGTGCAGCAGATGAAAATGGATATGTGCAGTGCTATACATGCGAATCTATTAAGCACTGGAAAGAGGTAGATGCTGGGCATTTTCAAAGCAGAAAGTATTTGCCTAGTCGCTTTCACTTATCTAATGTTAAACCACAGTGCAAACGCTGTAACATTTTTAATAATGGAGAGGCTTATGTATTTGGCAAACTATTAGACCTAAGAGAGGGAGAGGGCACAGCAGAAAAAATGTATAAGCTAGCTAGGACTAGCATTAAATATACTAGAGCAGACTATGAGGAGGAGATAGAATATTATAAAACAAAAGTAGATGAGTTATTAAATGGCTAATTTTTTTGTAACAAAAAAACTAAAAGAGGAAAGACTAAACATTTGCAGAGCATGTGAGTTTTATTTTAAACCTACAGGAACATGCAGAAAGTGTGGCTGTTTTATGCGTATAAAGAGCTCTATAGCTGTTATGGGGTGTCCTATTGGAAAATGGCTAAAAGTGTCTAAGAACGAAAAAAAAGAGCATCTGCCTAAGTATTTAATAAAAGAAGCAGAGGATATATGGGAGGGTATAAAAACAGGAGCAGCTTTAAATCATGAATATAAAAAAAGAGCTATAGAGTTACATAATACAATTTATAACACAGGCTATAACACAGGCACTAATTGTAGCTCATGCCTAAGAGCTGTGAGAGATGGTATAAAAAAAATTATAGATGAAAAAAAATAAGAGAAACGCTGGCAGGAGAAAACTACCAGTATATAACAGTATATATGGAGACTATGATGATACTAATATAAATAAAAAAGTTATGAAAATACCTGATGTGATTACACAAGACATAAGCTGGGAGCTTATTACAGGTATGAAATTTACAAGTCCTAGCTATGAACACACATATTTAATGCATAAACAAACACCACTTAGAAGAGAACACAGATACTATGAGAGAAAAAAAAAGTAAATATTTTTATGAATTTGATAGAAATTTAGATATGACAAAAGAAATAAATCCTAAAATGTTAGTAGACAAAAAAACTATAAAATTTGACTGGCACTTAGATAAAACAGTAGAAAGAATAACAAACCTACTTAAAGAAAAAAACAATGCTTATGGAAACACAGCACTCAATCCTACAGGCATTTTTAGTAAGCTAAACTCTACAGAGGCATTATGTGCTAGAATAGATGACAAGCTAGCTAGAATTAAAAACAAAGGCATAACAGACAAAACAGAGGACACTATAGATGACCTTATAGGATATTTAATACTTTTAAAAATGTCACTAGATAATATGCAAAATGTTTGAATTTTTTAAACACTTATTTGGATTTTGTGGAGAGCCACATCCTAATATTTTTATACTTATATTTGGCTGTCCTACTATAACATATATTTTTTATAAAATAAAGTATAGAAAAAAATGAGATTTACATGCAATATATGTGGAAACACAAAAGACATATACAAGATAAAACTAAGTTATGTGACAGGTCATGGTCTAGTATGTAAGGAGGCTATGTGCTGTGATACATACATGGAGCAAGAGATAACAAAAGAGTATGAGGGCATTCCTAAGTTAAAAAGGACAGAGCCATCATTAGGCAAAGGAGATAGACTGTGGAATGACTTTAAATATAATAACTGTGAATAAATAAAAAACACACAATGAATATAACAAATGAAGATAATATGGACTTAATGTCTAGATATAAGGATAATCATTTCGACTTAGCTATTATAGATCCTCCTTATGGAATTGGCACTATAAATAATATATTTAAAAATAGCACTCCTAAAAATAGAAATTCTAAAAGAGAACAAAAATATAAACTAAAAAATTGGGATACAAAACCACATAAAAAATATTGGCAAGAATTATATAGAGTTAGTGTAAATCAGATAATATTTGGTGCTAATTATTTTATAGAGAATTTATATTCAACTTCAGGCTGGGTATATTGGAATAAAAATAATGGTAATAATGATTTTTCAGATGGAGAAATTATATTTACATCTTTTGATAGAGCATTAAGAAGTTATAAGATAAATTCTAAAAGTGGAACGAATGGAGGCAAAAACAGAATACACCCCACTCAAAAACCCGTTAAACTATATGAATGGTTGTTAATGAACTATGCAAAAAAAGGCGATAAAATATTAGATACTCATTTAGGCAGTGGATCAATAGCTATAGCCTGCCATAATTTAAGATATGATTTAACTGCATGTGAATTGGACAAAGATTATTTTGAAGCAGCTATAAAAAGAATAAAGCAAAATGCTGCACAATTAAGAATATGTTAAATAAAAAGCACACAAATCTATTATATAGTATGAGGCAAAAGGTTAAGACACACACAATTAGAGCAAATCCTAAGAATCCTAGAATTATTAAAAATAATAAATTTAGGAAACTAGTAGAGAGTGTTAAGCAATTCCCTCAGATGTTAAAACTAAGACCTATAGTAGTAGATGAGGACATGATGGTGTTAGGAGGAAACATGAGACTAAAAGCATGTATAGAGGCAGGACATAAAGAGATATATATAGACATAGCAGAGGGACTAACAAAAGAGCAAAAAGAAGAGTTTATCATAAAGGATAATGTAGGATTTGGAGACTGGGAATGGGATATATTAGCTAATGAGTGGGATAGTGTAAAGCTACAAGACTGGGGTTTAGATGTATGGGATAATATAGATGACAAAGATATAGAGGAAAGTGAGTCTAGTAATTTTGTAATTAGATGTGAGAATATAGAAGAGCTACAAGATATGCAAAAGACTTTTAAAGTAAAAGGTAAAAAAATAAACTATGAAAATTTTATAGATATATATGGACAAAAGTAGACACATAAAAAAGGAGGCTATGTTAAAAGCATTAGAGAACAGTTTAGGCATAGTAACAGTAGCATGTAAGCAAACTGACACACCTAGGAGCACATATTATAAATGGCTTAAAGAGGATAAGGAGTTTAGTGCACAGGTAAAAGAGATAGAAAATATAGCTCTAGATTTTGGAGAGAGCCAATTACATCAACAAATGAAAGAGGGCAGCACATCTGCTACTATATTTTTTTTAAAAACAAAAGGCAAAAAAAGAGGCTATATTGAAAGACAGGAGATAGACCTTAGTCCTGATGATGAGCCTATACAGATTAAAATTAACATAGATGGGGTTGATTATTGAGCCTGAATATACAAGCACACAGGGCAGAGCATTTGCCTATTTATTAGACAGTAAAACTAATGACATATTATTTGGAGGAGCAGCAGGAGGAGGAAAGTCATATATAGGGTGTAGCTGGTTAATACTTATGTGCATTAAATATCCTGGCACTAGATGGCTTATGGGCAGGAGTAAATTAGATAATCTAAAAAAAACTACACTTAATACGTTTTTTGAGGTGTGTGCTAAATATAATGTAAGGGCAGGCAAACTTTTTAATTTTAATGCTAGCTCTAATATTATTACATTTTTTAACAAATCAGAGATAATACTAAAAGACCTTTTTATGTATCCATCAGACAAAAACTTTGACAGTTTAGGATCATTAGAAATAACAGGTGCATTTATAGATGAGGCAAATCAGATAACAGAGAGAGCTAAAAATATAGTGTCTAGTAGGATAAGGTATAAGCTAGATAAATTTAAATTGATCCCAAAAATTTTACTGACATGCAATCCATCTAAAAACTGGGTCTATACACAATACTACAGGAAAGCAAAAGATGGCAAATTAGAAGAGCATAAAAAATTTATACAGTCATTAGTAGATGACAATCCCTATATATCTGTGCACTATAAAGGGCAGCTAGAAAAATTAGATGAGATGTCTAAGCAAAGGCTATTATATGGGAACTGGGAGTATAATGCAGGACAGGATAATCTATGTAATTATGACTCTATACTTAATCTATTTAGTCAGAGAGGTATAGCAGGAGATAAGTATATTACATGTGATGTGGCTAGATTTGGAGCTGACAAAACAGTAATTATGCTATGGGAGGGTCTGCATATAACACAAATAATAACGTATGACAAATCTGCTATAAATACTATAGTAGATAAAATAAGAGACTTACAAAGCAAAGAGAGTATTAATTTAAATAACATCATAGTAGATGAGGATGGTGTAGGAGGAGGCTGTAAAGACATGCTAAGGTGCAGAGGTTTTGTAAATAACAGCAGAGCTATAAATAAAGAAAATTATCAGAACCTAAAAACACAGTGTTATTACAAGCTAGCAGACATGATTAATAAAGGACAGATAGGTATTACATGTAATGATGCAAACCAAAAAAATAACATTATAGAAGAGCTAGAGCAGATAAGGTCAAAAGACATGGATAAAGATAATAAACTACAAGTTATACAAAAAGACAGTATAAAAGCTATAATAGGCAGATCTCCTGATTATGCAGACACAATTATGATGCGTATGTATTATGAGATAGACCAAAATTTTGGCAAATACTATATACAGTAAACTAAATATTAATTTTTTCTATTATATACTATGGAGATTACACTCATCAAAGACAATAAGCAGCAGACACATAAGATGCCTATGCACTGGAATGACATAACATTAGATACTTATGTCAAAGTTATTAAGAAAGCAAAGCAGGTAGGACTAAGAGAACTAGAGAAAGTAGTGCACATTATTAACATAATATCAGGCATAGAAGAGGAGGACTTATTAAGACTACCTACAAAAAACATAGCACAGTTAGGAGGCTATGTAGGAGGACTAATAAAGAGTCTACCTGAGGATGAGTTAAAACACATTATAGAGATAGATGGTGTAGAGTATGGTTTTAATCCTAAGCTGTCAGATATAAGCATGGGAGAGTGGGTAGATATTGACACATATATATCTAATGGTGTGGAGGATAATCTACATAAGATAATGAGTGTTTTATACAGACCTATAACTGACAAAATAGATGATAAGTATAGAATAGAAGAGTATAAGCCATGCAAGGTCAGGCAGGAGCTTTTTAAGACTAAAATGAAAGTAGGAGATTTTTATGGAGTCTCGGTTTTTTTTTCGGATTTAGGCAGGGAGTTATTACAGACTACTCTGAAATCTTCAATAGCAGCACTGAAACAGAAGAGCCAGGACAGGGATTTAGATATGACCACAGAAACAAAATAAGTGACAAATGGGGATGGTATAATACACTATATGTGTTAGCAGATGAGAAAATAGATAAAATAAATACAATAACAAAGCTCAAAGCATTAGAGTGTTTTACTTATATGAGTTATAAAAAAGACATAGACTTTATAAGAAAGCAGGAGCATGAGCAGCAAATGTTAAAATATGGCAGATAGCATCAGATACAAAACTTATGGGAATGTAATAGAGACACTTAAATGTCTAGGAGACAAGCACTTACAGATTAAGACTACTACTACAGGACAGATATTTGATATAGACTTAGAGGACACTACTTTGTTTCCCTTATATCATATTAATCCTGTTAGTGTAGATGTTAGTCTACAGTTAAAGACTTTTAATTTTCAAATATTTGTTATGGATATAGTAGACCCTGACAATAATCAGGAGCAGTATGTGCAGAGTGATGTATTACAAATAGCTACAGATATTATAGCACTACTAAAGTCAGGCAGCATACTTAATCACAGAGATGTTACTGCAGACAAAGAAGCTAGATATTTTGTAAATGATGACTTTGCATTAGAGCCATTTCAAGAAAGATTTGACAATTA